TGGATCTTTTACTTTAACAAATCTAGGCATGATTAGATACCTACATAACTTACTGTAGCGTATATACTGTTTATAGCACTAGCTGTTGCTTGAATAGTGTCACCATTTGATAACACAATTTTTTCAATGTTTAAAATATAGGTATCAGCAGCATCAATACTTAAATTTTTAATAATCTGTGTTGATGTGCCTGCACTGCCGCCGTTAGGCACAACATAAACGTCTAGTGTTCTTGCACTAGCGTCATTATTCATAAAGAAAATAACAGTAGTAGCACTACTGCCACTTGATGTATAAATTGTAGTTGCTGAATTTGAAACTAGTTGTTGCGCTATAGCCATTATATTTAATCCTTAAAATATTAATCCATAAACGATGGCTTTACTTTTACTTACCAGTTCGTCACTAGTGCTACCATCTACAAAAAACAATCCGGTGCCACCGCCACTGGCTGTGTCCGCATAAAGAATAGTTGAGCCAACTGCACTACTGGGGGTACTTGCTTGATCATTTAATTTAAGTGGCCCTGCGGCAGTAACTCTGCCTGATCCGTTGGGTATCAGCTGAATGTCTTCATTGCTATTAGCACTGACTATGTTAAAGTTATTTACTTCTAGATCACCACCTAGTTGTGGTGATGTATCATCAACTACTTCACTTCCGCCGCTTACAGATGTTGCTACTATTGCAAACGTAGACCCACCATCGTAGCTGATTTTCCACTTGTCATCATTTTCATCAAATACTAACCAAGAATTGCTAGTACTTCCACGTTCAACTTCTAACCCACTGTATCTACCAGTGACACCAGCACCAGATTCACCATCATTTAAAATAATCTGACGATCGGAAATAGCAGTATTTGTAGTAGTAACAGTCGTTGTTGTTCCTGTTACAGTTAGGTTTCCTGTAATCTCAGTATCAGCCAAAACAATAAAGTCACCGGAGGGATCCAGTGTTAAGTTTCCTGTTACTCGCTGAGTTCTAGCCATAGATTATACCTGTTCTATACGATTTTAAATATTTATCATAGATTTAAACTTGTCTACAGATTGTATTTCAAAATTAGGATATGTTTTCCAGATTTCAGGCGTATACATTAAAAGTGGATTAACATGAACTATCCTTGTAGTGGGAAATTCTTGTATGATTTCTTGTATTTGTCCTTCCCAGTTACCATGAAATGTGGGTTCACTATTGCTAGCTTTGTAGTTTAGTGTATCAGCATACAAATTGTTTATATACATACTGTCACTGACAAGGTCCATGCCTATCATAAAACAATAAGCAAACCCATCAATACAAGCCTGTGCTAGTGCATTACTACCGCTGCTATATCCTTGCCATCTAGAACTTAGCGCCCGACTTTTTACACCAGGTTTAATGTTATTTTCTCTAGTGTAGTGAATATGATTATCTGGGTATCCACTGGCTATTATTTCACTGCTTATTCCAGGGTCTGTACTTATTAATACATCTACTTGTTCAGTACGATAAACAGCATTACAGGCATATACTGATCCCCGATTTCTCAGATCAGAAATGTTAAAAGCTCTGCGTGTTTTTCCGTTACCAAGTATAAAAGCAAATTCAGTCATATCATTAAAAAAGGTTACAATACATTATACTGTAACCTTTTTTTGTTTGTCAAGACTTAATACTTGAACTTATGCAGTTACAATGATAAATCTACCTGGCTGATTAACATCACCAATAGCATATGTACTGGTGTCAATTGCAACAGCTGATTCACCTGTATTAACCCACTGTACACGATCGCCTACTGCAACCTGTGAACCTGTGCCTAGAGCGCCAATTTCAATCCAGTTAGGACTAACACGGCTTACAAAGTAAGTGCCGCTTGCACTGTCTGTTGCTGTTAGCTGGCACTCGCCTGCAGCCAGTGAGCCACTGGCTAGTGGACGAAGTGTGCATGTGCCTGTACCTTGTACAGTTGTGACACGAAAACGGTGTGTACCTTTTTGTTTTACAACTGATGTGTTTACTGCACTACTGCCGCCATCTGCTTCAGGAATATAAGCAATCATACGAATCTGCTGACCTGTGCCGGCATCTGCACCAATTGCGCCTGTGTGAAAGTTACCATCAACTGTTTCTGCTGTTCTTAATGGTCTACCCATTTGTTTTCTCCTTTCAAGAAGTCCGATCCTGGTTCTACCAGGTACGCGGTGGTGTCCGCATAAGTCTAGTTTATAGACAATGTATTTATAGACTTTGCAATATAATTTTAGTCAACAAAAAGGGGAAGCATTTCTGCTTCCCCAGTCTGTTTTTGAGCTTACGTTTAGGTAAACTGCAATGCTTTTTTTTTTATTAGCTAAAGCTAATATTTTGCATGGCAACTTCGCCAACGTAATCACCAGCATTACCAAGTGATGATGCAGTGTTTGACAACTCCACATATCCATACCTGGTCATAAAGCTAACTACTGGCTCAAATGTTGCTGGATCTAGTACTGTACCAGAGCTCATTAGTGGGACGTATGGGCAATAGAATGCTGCTGCGTCTGTTTCACTTTGACCCTTGTAACCAACTAGTACTGCTTTACTGTCGCCGGCATAACCGTCAACATAAATGCGCATTGCACCGTTGAGTGTACCAACGAACTTGGTGTTTGTTGGTGCTTCGAAAGTACCTTCAGTTGTACGAGCAAAAGCTGAAGTGCTTGCACTCTGTAGAACTGTTAGTGCTTCCTGGCTAACAACTGCCCAGTTACCTGCACCACGACGTGTGCGCTGTGCAATCTTGTTGGCTGTGCGGTTGATTAGCACTGCTAGAGCAGCATGCTCATCACCAACGTATGTGGCTGTACCACTTACTGCGGCCTGGTTGAAGGTTTCTTCTGTGGCAGCTAGGCTGCGTAGAGAAGCTAGAACTTCCTGGTCGATTTCTGCGGTGATTTCCTGAGCAAGAGCGGCCATGATTTCGGCTTCAACGTCGATACCATGCATGCTCTGTGCGTCTTGAGCTGCCTCGAATGTCCAGCGAGCTTGTAGCTTTCTGGTCTTGGCTTCAACAGGCTGCTTTAGGATCTGGATGCTGATCTTGTTACCACCATCACCTTCCATGGCGGCTGTTGCGCCGGCACGACCTGTGCTTGAAGTAGCTGATACAGTACCAGAATATGCTGTAGCAATTTTGAATGGGCTAAGAGCTTCATCACCTGCTACTGTATCTGTTCCGAGGTCACCAGTTGCTGTTGAAGTAACTGCTTCTGCGTAACGAACACGTAGAGTGTGGATCTGGCCAACTGGGCCCTGCATTGGTTGAACACCAACGATTTCGTTGGCGATAACTGTTGGCATAACACGGCGGATAACTGGTAGAATAACACGGTTAAGTGTAGCTACGTTACCTGCTGCGGTTGCGCCGGTAGATGCAGATTCTGATAGATACCGCTTGGTATTTTCAAGAATTACTGCCATGCTGCTGCGGCGATTGCCTTCTAGACCTTCTAGAAGAGCATCTTTTGTTTCGCCCCAACGGCTTTCTAATAGTACGTTTGACATTTTTGTCTCCTCTAGTACTTTATTTTAAGCCTGCCAACTTGCGAAGCTCAACAATATTACTTGTATCAGCCTCTACAGGTTGTGGTGTTTTTACTTCTTTGTTTCCAGTTTTTGCTACACGACTTTCAGCTACCATCTTCTTTTCAGTTTTTGGTGCTTTGCCGTCTAGTACAACTGGAAGATAACGATCATATGCAGCTTGTAGCTTGCTTGTTTGAACGCTTTCTAGAAGGTCACGCATTACTGCGCCTTTTTCTTTATTGAGTGGCTTCATGAGATTTGCCATAATTTCTTTGCGCAGGGCAGATTCGTTAATAGCTTCAATTTCATGCTCTTTGCTCTCAATAATGTGTGATTTCTCAGCGATTGCAACTTTTGCTTCTGTTAGTGCTTGCTCTTTTTCTTCAATTGAACGTTTTAAATCTTTAATTTCTTGATTTTCATTGAGATAACTTACACTAAATTCACTTGCAAATGCTTCGAAAATTTTACGACCAAAGTTATTTGCTTTGGCTGCTTCGATATCTTCACGTAGTTGAGTGATCTCAGCATTTAGATTATCAGTAACTGCTTCTTTGACAAGTTTGCTGCTATTGTCAATAAACTTTGATTTAATCTCATCAAACTTGCTACGTGCTTCTTTTACAAGACGAACCTTGGTTTCAACAACATCTTGGCGATCTTCTTGGAACTCAATGATCTCTTTGGCAAGTGCTTCTGTAATAAAGGCTTCTATCTTTGCTACATGTTCTGCTTGCTCTGCACGATCTGCTTGAAATTCTTGAATTTCTTCAGCAAGTTGATTTACTAGAAACTTATCAAAACTTCCGGAAGTTTCCTGCATACGTGCTACAAACTTAGCACGGTCTTCTGCAAGACGCTTCTTTTCTTCCTGAATAAGTTCTAGTTCACTTGTTAGATTTTCAGTTACCATACGATCCAAGGCTTCAACCATTACACTCTTATCGTGCTCATAGCGTTGAGCAAATTCCTCACGGAGCTCTACTCTGACCTGTTCTTTAGTTTCTGTTAACTTTGATTCCCAGGCTTCTTCTATTTGAGTGCGGGTCTCTTCGTTGATCAGGTCGCTATCCAATAATGGTTTGATAGCATCTAGCATCTTTGTCTCCTAGATCTTTAGGTCCTTGATAAGACGAACTACTTCGTCTTTCAAGTATTTTTGTACTTTAGCATTGCCATTTGCTTCTCTGGCAATCTCAAGGACATTGTGCCCATGGTGCATATTAAGTAAGCCTTCGTATATGGCTTTAGGATATGCATTTGGAGCACTGGGTTGTGCCACAACGTCAACTGTGACAATCTCGAAGTCGGAAACATCACCAGTAGATTCTGCAACGTTGCCGCTGCCTCTACTACTAACGCCCAACTTTACCCCACTTTCTAACATGGTCTTAACTAACTGACCCATTGGAGTGGGTAAAACTTTTAATTTTCCATAGCCGTTTGGGCCGTCCATCCACATTTCAGTAATCATGTGGCTAACACGATCTAAATTAATCTTTAAGTCGTCTGGATGATCAACTTCACCAAGAACACTGTTTCCTGATGTAATTTGATCGTTGAGCTGCTTAACGGCATTGGAAATTTCAGTGACAGGGTAAACACGCTGGTTGGCGTTCTTTACCCCGCCCTGAATACAAATGCCTTTCATATAGAGATCCTTGCCCTCGTTAGCAGTTTCTGTAACCATACGAGCTTGATCGAAGGTAAGGTGTTCTCTTAGGTAGTTCATATATTGTACCTACCTTATGCCTTTTTCATAGTTGCGCCTTTTGGATTGGCTGCATCTGTTT